TACCATGATTTAGGTATAAATTTTTTAAGGTATATTTAAGTTAATTTGTAGATTGAAATCTTTTAACAACTATTGTTTGTGTAGTTACTCTATTTTTAACTATTGGATCATTTTCACAGAATAAATCAATATTACTAATATTTTGTAATACATAAGTTTTAAAACTAATTCCATTCTCAAAGTTTTTGCAAAAATTATGGTTGATAATGACTTTATTTAAATTTACACAATCTTCTGTATTATAATCATATTTAGAATCTCTTATGTTCCAACTTATAAGATGTTTAATCCTTCTTTGCTCTTCTAAATCTAAAAACTTAGTTAGTAGATTACCCATAATTTTGTCATCCTCCAAAATTTTTTAACCTTAAAATTAAAAATTTTCTAAAACCTAACTACCATCGTTATGGTTGATATCATAACCATAATAGCCTGTAGTAATACAAGTATGTCTGTAATAGTTACAGGTGAGTATTCTTCCTCTATACACTCTTCATGATCTTCAGGATAAAATCCATAGTCTTCTATACACTCTCCATGATTAGGATAATTATCCATTACTTTATTTTTCTAGAAAAAAGAAAAAATTCTTTTCAAAAAAAAATTTTTTTTTCTTTACTTAATAAAAAATGCGACACTTCTATGATGATGAATTATTTTCTGATATTCCTGAAGGTAAAGAATATGGTTATTATCGTGACCTAAGGACAACTATCCTTAAAAAATCTAATGAAAAAGGAATCCTTAAAAGAATAAACTACAACCAGTATATAAGATTGTTAGGTCAGCTTTCAGTACTGAGATATATCATAGGTGATAAGCTTAAGTTTAAACCAACTGGGTTTCCTCCTAACAAATTTCCAAATATAGATACACCATTTGTGGAAGGCTCACTTGCTAAAATCTTGAAATCTAATAAGTCATAATCTAACCTTTACAAAAAATTTTGAAAATGAGATAAAAAAATTTTCTTTACTTAATAAAATAATGGCATTCGTAACAATTGATAACTTTGATGAAACTAAACTTAGAGTAGGAGAGATCCTAGTTAAAGATAAACCAGTAAATTTCCAAAAAGTACTTATAAAATATGCTTATGATAAGGTTGAAGCACCACTAGTAATAAGAACTCCAGTACTTAATTCATTTGGACTATGTGTAAATAAGGATATTAACAACAAAGATAAAGTTAGTGGTTATTCTACACCATTCCTTTGTCATGAAAATAGCACTCCAAAAACAGATAAGGAAGAAAAATTTATTAGTGTTATGGAGAAGATCACAGATTTCTGTAACAAAACTCTACAAGATAACTCAGAACTAATTAAGAAAAATGGTAGGAGGAAACCAGTAAAAGATGCTGACCTTACTATCTTGAAGACAAAAGAAGATAAACCAAATTCAGCACCAGTAATTTATGCTAAGATGATGGTTAATAAAGAAGGTAGTATTACAACACCATTCTATAGGAAGAAAACAAAGAGAGATACTACTACTGGTAAAAAGATATATTTTGGAAAATTTGTCAAGGTAGATCCACTTGATTATATTAAGAAGAAGTTGACCATTATTGGTCTTATTAAGATCGAGAGTATTTTCATTGGAGCAAACATTGAGTCTATCCAGGTTAAACTTGCAGAAGCAACTGTAGTAAAGAAGATTGAAAGTGATGGAAGTTTCTGGGAGGGAGTTGATGATGAACTAGGTTCAGATAGTGATACAGTTGTGGTAGATAGTGAACCTGAAAGTGAATAAACCTACCATATTAGAATTTTAAATGAAAATCATTTAAAATTTTTTTCTTCCCTAATAAAATGTTAGAACAAGTTTGTGAACATCATAAAACTATGGATAATGTTAGGTACCTTAAACTATCTGTAAAAATAGGATATGATTCTGAAATTTTTGCAGATATTATGCTTAGATCAAGCATTAATGAGTTATGCTTGATAGATACCATCCTTGAGAGTATAAAAGATAATATTTGTTATTGTAGAAAAGGTACAAGACTTATGATAACCTGTAGGATTGGAAATGATAGTTATGTAGTGGTAAGAAATGTATGTAAATCTAGTGATATATATTACTCCATTGAAAAAATTATAAAAGATCTAAGTATCATTTAGAGATTATGGTTGGAATTTTTTTGTATTAAAAAATTTTCTTCCCCTAATAAAAAATATGTCTACAGAAACTATTTCTACATCAACAGGTGATAAAACTATTTCTAAAAACTCTAATGCTAAGGTTATTTCAACAAAGGCTATTTTAACCTCTAGTAAAAAGATTAAAGAAATTCCTGAAGATCTTCAAGAGCAACTTGAAATATTTAGGAATTTATCTTATGAAGATCTTGAAGACTTCCATCTTAAACTTAAAGACAGGGTTAAGGGAGTTAATACATTAGTAGAAGGTTGTTCTAAACCAGAGGAGGAAGAGAACTCTGATTCTGAGGAGGAAGAGAACTCTGATTCTGATATTGATGGTGAGGAAGAGGAGGAAATCCTTCCAGAAGATTTTAAGGATGAAGACCATAGTATTATAGAAAAACAAACAACTGATGAAGATGGTAAAGTTGTTACCAAAAAAATAACTAAAATAAAGTGTACTAATTTATCAGATGAGGTTGAAAATGAAGTAGAAGAGATCAAGAAGGGTAAACCACCTAAGTATGTTAGACTTGTTACAATCAGAAAAATTTTAGCTTACTACTAAAAAAAATGCATTTTTTTTCCTATCATATTTTGATAGGAAAAAATTTAAGGTAGGTTTTTACCTATAACTAAGACCTAATTTAACTTTGCTAGAAATTATTGGCTTAATTATTTGCCTCTCCACTTTTTCTCTAAAAGTTGGATTAGGTATAGAATCAATCTGTTCCAGCAACATTTTATCTGCAAGATTTCTTCTTTGAACATCTTCAAACTTATCATATGCTAGATCATGAATATATGCTGCATTATCTACTCTATCTATAGGTTTACTCCACTCCTTCCATGAACCACTTGGGTTTAACCTTTTATCTAGATTAGTACCTGGTCCAGCAAAGTTCATTCCAGGTATATGTAGTTCACCTGCAAACCTAGCCCATGGTAGCTTTAAATTTTTAGTAGCTTTACCAAGTGATGCTACTAAATCACCACCTTCCTTAGGTTGAAGATCAATCATAGGTTCATCTACAACAGGCTTTATATTAAGGTTTCTGCAAGGTAGAAACCTATATTTTTGTGTACCACATGAATTACATTTACATCTAATCATAGGTCTATTCTTCTTATTTAAAAGCTGTTCCACATCAATGTTTGGTGTTTTAGATTTACACCTAACACAATATACATTATCCATTTTACTAATGTTGATATAAATTTTTATATCTTATTAAAAAAATAATGGAAGTTAAAAGTCTTTGCTGGGATGATCCAGAAACAACTAGAGATAATAATCCACTCTTACCTAAAAGCATTAGAGGTTTACTGATTGGAAAGAGTGGTTGTGGTAAGACCACATTACTTATGAACCTTCTAATGAATCCTGGTTGGTTAGACTATAACAAATTACAAGTATTTGGTAAGTCACTATTTCAACCTGAATATAAACTACTAAAGAAAGCTATGGAGGAAAAACTACCTAAGGAGGAAATCTTAAAACTGTTTGATATGAAAAGTCAAATGCAAAAGAATAAGATTCCAGTAGATATGATGATTAGTGAACTTGCTAAAAATATAAAGGATAAATCTGACGTTGATGTTAGTTTTTATGAGAATACTTCAGATGTACCTGACCCTAAAAAATTATCTTCAACTGATAAGAACCTTATGATATTTGATGACTTACAGCTTGAAAAACAAAACAAGTGTGAAGCCTACTATGTTAGAGGTAGGCATAGCAATGTGGATTGTTTCTACCTTGCACAAAATTATTTCAAACTACCACGTCAAACTATTAGGGAAAATGCAAACTTTTTTGCTATATTTCCTCAAGATAAGAAAAATATACAACATTTCTATAGTGACCATGTTTCAACAGATATGCCTATGGATGAATTTAAAGCACTATGTAAAAATGCTTGGAAAAACAAACATGGTTTCTTGGTTATAGATTTGACCAGTGATAAAGATAATGGTAGATATAGAATAGGTTTGGATAATTTCTATATTCCAAATGAGGAGGACGAGGTTCAAACCCAATAGATTTTAAAAAAAGATATACTATCTAAAAAATGGAATCATTAGATTATCTAGAAAGAATAACTACTGCAGTTGAAAGAATAGCTGCAGTTAATAATAGAAGTTCATTCAACCTATTAATTAGTGGAAATACAACAAATATTATTACACAATATATTCAACCTATTCAACTTGAAATTGGAAAACAATATGAAATGGCTCTAGTTAGCCTAGATACTTATTATTCATTTCCAAATGTAGATGCTACAAATAATAACTTTAGGTATAGTCCAGATAATGGTACTACCTGGAAGGATATTCTTATTCCTACTGGTGCATATGAACTAGAAGCTATAAATAACTATGTTCAAAGGACAATGAAAGATAATGGTGATTATGATTCAGTAAATGATGAATTTTACATTACAATTCTACCTGATAATAATACCTTGAGATCTATAGTAAATATTACAAATCCAACTTACCAGGTTGATTTCAATCCACCAAATTCTATAAGAACTCTGCTTGGTTTTGATGCTGGTATTATACTTCAAGGATATAATGTATCACAAAATATTGTAAATATTCTATCCATTACTAGTATTAGAATTACATCAAACATTATCTCTGGTTCATATAGTAATGGTGATGTAGATAATATTATTTACTCTTTCTTCCCAGATGTTGGACCAGGATTTAAGATTATACAAACTCCTTCAACTCCAATTTATCTACCAATTACATCAAACCAAATTTCTACTTTGATAACAACCATGACTGATCAGACTGGAAAACTCATTGATCTTAGAGGTGAAGATTTAAACATTACTTTTCATGTTAGAGAAAAGGTTTAAGAATCTAATAGGATTCTCAATTTAAAATAATATTTAGTCATATAAAAATATGAGTAAATATACTAGAGTACAGATTGGTATTCCTGATAGTGAGGCTGCTAAAATTAAGAAGGTAGTAGAAGAAGGTAAGCAGAAAACTGTTACAATCAGAATAAAGAATTCTGATATCGTTGGAGATAAGACTATTGCTTTAACCAAAAGCCAAATAAGTGCATTGGGAAAAGCAATGAGAGATGGTACAGATGCTACCTTAATTTTATCTATGCCACAACTTAGATATTCAGCTGAGATTGAAGGTGGATTTATTGGTGCATTGCTACCAATATTAAAACTTGCAGGAAGTTTTATTGCTTCTAAGATTTTACCTTCATTAGCTACAGGTGCACTAGCAGGTGTAGGTACAGCTGCAGGTACAGCTGCTGTTAATAAAATAACAGGTAATGGTGTACAAGTACCAGAGGAAGATATTTCTGGTTCATTATATGATTCAACTAAGAATGTAATGTATATAAATAGAGATGGTATTATGCCTTATAAAATTACAGCACTTGGAAAGGGACTATATCTTGCACCTTGGAGGAAAGGAAGTAGCATTGGGAAGGGTTTATACTTGAAAACTGGAAGTAAATATACAGATGCTACTGACTTTGTTGAAGGTACATCTTCACCATTTATTGGAAATCCACTTTTGGATTTGTTGAGATGAATCCAATTAAATAATTTTTCATATTATAAAATGGGAAGATATACAGTTCCACTACATAAGTTTATTAGAAGACCAGTATATAGACAGCAATTTGAACCACCAGTTAGGTACAGACCTAAAATTGTAGAATTTCCTGCAAGAGTATTTAATGGTAAGTGGGAAACACTAGCTCAATCTGATATAGTTCTCAAGCCTAATGAGTCTAAACTTTTAATCCTAGGATTTGGTGTAATAATTAGAAGAGGTATAGTATATGTATCATTAAAAGAGAATATTAAGCAGATGGGATTTGGACTATCAGATAATATTATACAAGAAAGTACAGAAGATATTATTGTAATTATAAAGAATTATACCAGTGAAGAAAAGACAATTTCTAAAGGAACACCGTTAACCATAATTTCTGGTAACATATAAAAATTTAAGTAAAAGATGTATTTTAAAAAATATATAAATAAAACCATGGAGTATAAAGGAATTAGTCAGGATAAGATTTATCCTGACCTAACTATACAAACCCCAACAGCACCTGAAAATTCTGATAATGGTCACGCATTTAGACTACAAAAAATCAGTGAAATTCAGAAAGAATTGGAGAAAGAAAAAGAAAACAGATGGGGTATAAGTAAAAAATATCATAGAGCAATAAAAGCCATACAAACAGTTGATGAACTTCTAATTGGTTTGAGTATAGGTCTTGGTGCTGCTGGTATTGGTGTACTATCAACCATAATTGGCACACCTATTGCTATAGCTATGGAATCATCAGCTTTAGGGTTGGGTTTGTTCTCTATTATTGGAAGCCAATTTAACAAAAAGTTAATGCTAAAGGCTGAGAAACATGAGAAAATTAAAACCCTAGCTGATTCTAAGCTTAACAGTATTAGTGGACATATTTCTAAGGCTCTAAAGGACGATAGTATTTCAGATAGTGAATATGAAATAGTTTTGTCTGAAATTAAAAACTATAATACTATTAAGGAGGAAATTAGAAGTAAAATTAAGGTTGGAATTGATGAGGTTACAAAACAAACCTTAATAAATCAAGGTAAAGAAGAAGCACTAAACAACTTCCAAGCTGTGTTCGGTAGAACTAGTTCATTTCTATCAAAACCTAACAATCGAAAAACGTAAAAAAATCGTTATACAATATCTTTGTATAACGATTTCTATCATTACCACACTTTGAACTAAAAATAATTTTTAGCCATTATAAAATGTCATTTGTAAAGATAGAAGATCCTAATAGGAGGAAGGAAATTGTGGATACATATCTACAAAGTAGAGATAACCTTAAATCCACTCTTAGGAAAAAAAGATTAACCAATATAGGAAGAGCTGAAGATTTAAGGAAGCTATTTAAACCTATAATAACAGAAGCTCGTAAAACTACAGCTTCTGTTAAAGAACTACCTAGTATTGCTCAAGCATTAGCTGCTCAACCTCAAAGACAATTACAAAATATAGATGAGATTGAACCTATAGATGAATTCAGAAGTAGTGAACTTTATAGAATGATGTCAGGTATGCCTACACCATCAACTCCTGGTGCTAGAAGTAGACTTAGTAGTCAACTTGGAAAGATGCCAGAAGAACCAGAAATATCATATGAAGTTATACCAACTGAAGAAGAATTAGAAGAAGGTGAAAGTGTAGGACCTATTGCTAAATTTTACCTTGATACTTTTGGTGGAAAAGGTGATACATTATATGGACCAAAACCTGATGAAACTGGAGCACTAAAGATTGGTGATTATCCATTAAAAATTAAAGGTGATGATATAGTACTTGGTGAAGGACCTGAAGAGGAGACTTTTAAAGGTACACGTGGTCTATGGGACCTATTAATGAATAAATATCCAACAGGTTATGCTAATGATGAACTTCGTGACTATGCAAGAATCATGTATAAAACTAGGAATCTTGAGGTACCAGATAAACCATGGAAAGCTAGGTCTAATCAAAGTGTAAAATGGAAGAGAATTTTATCAGATATTTGGAGAAATAGACCACCTAGTGTGCGTGTTACTACCCCTAAAAAGGGAAGTGGGACCGCAGGGACTACCAGTGGAATATCTGGTGGTATAATTCTACCTTCTGATCCATTAGAACTAGCTAATATGCTTAAACTAAGAATTGCTGCTTCAGCTGCAGGTAATACTGGAGCATCAAATGAAGGAGTAGCAATTGCTGATGAACTCCTAAGACAAAAGTGCATTACAGGTGTAGAATATAAAAAAATTCTATATAAATTAAAATGTTGATCTATGAGAGTAAAGATTATATGACCCATCCAATTTATGGTGGAAGTGGTATAGTAGATACTTTATCCAGAGTTTTTGGTAGAGTTATAAATTCAGATGCTACAAGAAATCTTGCAAGTAAATTAGCTGCAAGTGCTGTTAGTAGTGCTCAAAATGTAGGAGAAGAATTAGGTAAGGCAGGAATCAAGAAAATAGAAACTGCAATTATAAATAAAGGTAAGAAAGCACTAGCTCCAACTCCTGCACCAGCAGTAAAGGCTATAATTAACGAGATTATTAAGGATGAAGTTAAGGACAAGGTTAAGGACAAGGTTAAGGACAAGGTTAAGGATGATTTCAAGCTTACAGATATTAATAAAATTCTCCTGGGTTCAGCTTGTGGTGCAAAACCAACCAGACCTCGTAAAGCTAAAAGAATGAAGAAGAAAGTACCAGGAAGTTGTATCTTAAAAGATAATACAATATATAAGATAGAAGATCTTGTAAAAATGAACGGCTCAGGTCTTCGGTTAGCCCCGTGATGATGAATTAAAAAAATTATCTTGTGATTATAAAATAATGGCTACTACAGGAAGAGTATTAAATGTTGATGAACTATTTGAGCAAGATAATAGTATTGAGTATGATGAATATATTGCTCAGGATACTAATAACTCTAGTTCTCTAAACAGTATTACTAGTTTAAGAATTACAATTAATAAAAATGGTGAATTCTACCTACCTCATAAAGCTTATCTTGAGTTTGAAGGTAGACTTACCAAGGCTGATGGTTCAGCTTATGCTAATGCAGATAATGTTGCACTGGTTAATAATGCTATGATGTACCTATTTACTGATATTGCATATAGTATTGGTGGTGTAGAAGTTGAGAGAATTAATAAAGCAGGTATTGCAACAACCATGATGGGTATGCTTAAATATTCCAATAACTTTGCAAGTTCCCAAGGTCTTAACCAATGTTGGGTTAAAGATGGTGGTACAACTGCAAGCATTGATGATAATAGTGGATTTGCAGCAAGACAAGCATATATTATCCAATCCCCAACTGAAAAGGGAGATTTTGCATTCGCGGTACCACTTGACCTAATCTTTGGATTCTGTGAGGATTATAATAAGGTTGTGTTTAACTACCAACATGAACTTACTTTCACAAGAGCAACTGATGATAATGCAATTTTCAGAGATGCTGCAGCTGGAGCAGGTAAAGTTACACTTAGTAAAATGAGGTTGCTTATGCCTAAGATTACACCAGACATTGCAGCTAAGACTAAGCTGTATGATGCAGCTGCAGCTGATATGCCAATTGAAGTAATGTATAGGAAGAGAATGGTACAAGATGTAACTGTTACAACTGGAACTACTTCATACAGTTGGAATCTAAATTATGGTAATGCTGGATCTCAAGTACAATACCTTGTGTTTGGTTTCCAAACTGATAAGAGTAATGATCAGACTAAAAATCCAGCTATATTTGACAACTTGAATCTTATTAATCTTCAAGCAAGTATTAATGGTTCACCTATGTTCCCAGTTACACCATATGATTGTAACTTCCCGAACCAAAGGTATTCAAGGTTGTACAGAGAAACTGCAACCTTCCCACAATATTATTATGGTTTGAATGAGATGATTTCTCAGACAAATATTAACCCTACAGACTTCAAGTCTCTATTCCCAATATTTATTATTGATATGTCTAAACATCCACCAGCATTTGCTGATGGTACACCTAATATTGCAGTTACCTTCACCTTTAGAGCTGGAGTACCAGCTAATACCCAAGCATATTGTGTAAGTATTAATATGACTGAAATGGAGTTCAATGCAAGTGGTATGACTCCAAAGAGCGTAAACAAACCTATTGATCGTAGGATGTAGAGCGTGCTCGCTGCGCTCCCATAGAGCGTGCTCGCTGCGCTCCCATAGAGCGCTACCACAGAAGGACCTCAGGGACTTTGGTCAATTGAAGCAGACCGAATAAATCCCTCTGAAAAGATTTAAAAAAATTTTTTTTCTTAATTAAATAAAAATGCATGTCACAAAGAAAAATATTATAGAATTGTTAAAATCTAACAATCTTATTACTGATGCAGATCTTAAAAGAACAAAGGTTGAATTATCCTTAATGGCTATAGATGCTGGTTTGATGGAAAAAGACTGCTTCAAATCTGAACTAGGACCTAAACCTAGAAAGAAGAAAGAGGCTGCTCCAAAACCACCACCAAAGCAAAGAGGTAGACCAAGGAAACCTGAATCAGAGATTAAGGCTAAAAAGGAAGATAAGATTGTAGGTATTACCAAGCGTCTAAAATACTTGGTTAAAAATGCAACTGAAGAGGAGCTGGATAGGATATGTGAGAACCTTAAGGAAAGCAAACATATTGCTAAGTAAAATAATAATAAATACTAGGATTAAATTTTTTAATAACTTGATTTATTAAAAAATTTTTGATTTAGCTAATATTTTTTTTATTTTGTACAAATAAAAATGCCACGAGCTAAACTCAATGTTAAGACATTAAAAGAGAGGGCTAAGAACCTAGGTGTTCAAGGTGCTTCAACAATGAAAAAGAAGGCACTGATAGGTAGCCTTCAAGATAGAGGTCAGAAATTTACCATAGGTGATTTTGTAGGAAAAAAGAAAGTTGGTAAATTTGCAGATGTATTAGATCTACCATTACCAAATGTTTCATTAGGTGCTGCTGGAGCTAATGCTTTGAAAAATACTATTGAACAAATTAGACCAGAAAGAGGTCAAGGTTTAACAGAATTTAGAAATCTTAAAGCTGTGGTAGATAGTGTTTCTAATGTTTATGTTCCACCTACAGTTGAAAAGAGAGGTAGACCAAGGAAACCTAGAGATCCTAATCAGGCTACGAAACCTAAAGATAGTCAACCTAGGAAGAGACAAACTAAACCAAAAGATGCTCAAAATCAACCTGGTAATAGAGGTAGACCAAAAGGGTCAAATATACCAAAGTTTGAATTGCAAAGAACTGCTATTAATGATGGTGTATTACTTTACTCAGCAAAAGGTAAGGCTAAAACTGGTCCAGAAGAATATATGGAGCTTGTTGAACCAAGAGTTTATGAACTAAGTAGAAAGAACAAAAAGATAACTTTTACACTTAGAATTCTTATGAGAAAGTATTCATCTTTAGAAAATAAAGTTATATCAGATACCTTCACATTTAGAAGTAGAACTCAACCTATAATTGATGAGGAAGATATTATAGATATATATAGAGATGCTATTCAAGAAATTAAAGAAGGTATTGAAACTTTTAATAATAGTGGTAGTGGATGGACCATAAGCAAGATTGAAGGTTTAGATGTTCAACTGGTAGATTATACACCATTAAGTGGTGAATCATATATGGAACTACCAAAGTTTATTGCAGACAAGAAGGCTGTGATAAACATTAAGAATACTGATGATAAATGTTTTATGTGGGCAGTAACCAGAGCTTTGAATATGGAGTCTGGTCATAATGAAAGGGTAACTATTAAGCTTAAAGAAGCAGTTGAAAATTATGACTGGACTGACCTACCATTTCCAACCTCAATAAGAGATATATCTATATTTGAGAAGAAAAACAAAGGTATAGCAATTAATGTGCTAAGTTGTGATTATAATGATAGTCGAAATGGTGTAGTTTATCCATTAAGAGTATCTAAGGTTAAAGATGGTGAGGATGTAAACTTACTACTCATTTCAAACTTAGATAAAGAAAAATCTAACAGCCATTATTGTGTTATAAATAGTCTTAACAGATTATTGGATTCACAAGTATCTAATAATAAGGAGAAAAAGTACTTTTGCTTGAGGTGTCTTTTAAACTTTCCATCTGAGGATAAGCTTAAAGATCACAAAGAATATTGTGATAAAAATGGAGTGGTAAGAATTACCTTACCAGATGATGGTGCAAAATTAAGGTTTAGTCATGCAAACAGATCACAAAGATTACCTTTTGTAATTTATGCTGACTTTGAATCTACCATTGAACCTATGGATATTTGTCAACCAAATCCTAAAGAATCATATACTATGAAAATACAAAAACATACACCTAATAGCTTTGCATATTATGTAAAATGTTCATTTGATGACTCAAAGTCTGAAATGGTTAGTTTTGTAGCTGAGAATAAAGAGACAGATGTAGCATCTGAATTTATAAACTCTATAAATAATAAAGTTAAAGAAATATATAGTAAAAATAGTTTTCCTAAAACACCAAAGTTTGTAAGTAAAGCTATTATAGAAGCTGAAGAATATTGTGCTTCTTGTGGTAGTTCTAAATTTATGGATGATAATGATCGTAATGATCCTAAGCTTGAAAAGGTTGGAATGTACTGTCATTATACTGGTAAATATCTAGGTGCAAAACATAAGAAATGTAAACCAAATATACAGAAAATCTATCCAATATATTTTCACAATCTTAGTGGTTATGATGCACATCTATTTATTACGAAATTTAAAGATTGTAAAGTATCATGTATACCTTCAAATGAGGAAAAATATATTAGTTTTAGCACAAGTTTAACATTAGATACATATACACCTAAGAAAGGAGGAAAACCTGTAAATATTAATGGTGAAATTAGATACCTTGATAGTTACAGGTTCATGCCATCCAGCTTGGATTCATTAGCCAAGAATTTGGAAAAATCGCAATGTTACAACCTTGCGAAATATTACAAAAAGGAAAAATTAGATTTGATGTTAATTAAGGGTGTTTATCCCTATGAATACATGGATAACTTGGACAAGATGAATGATACTCAACTTCCACCAATTAAAGCATTTCATTCTAAGCTAAGTGGTGAAACTAAATCACTGGCTGAATATAACCATGCTCAGTTAGTATGGAATAAATTTAACTGTAAGACATTCAGAGACTACCATGAAATTTATAACATTTCAGATGTACTACTACTAGCTGATGTGTTTGAAAATTTTAGGGATGTATGTATGAAAAACTATGGGTTAGATCCTGGTCATTATTATACCTCACCAGGATTATCCTGGGATGCATGTTTGAAGTTAACAAATATTAACCTTGACTTACTAACTGACTATGAAATGGTATTAATGGTTAAAAATGGAATTAGAGGTGGAATTAGTATGATTTCTAATAGGTTAGGAATTGCAAACAATAAATATATGGAAAACTATGACCCAAATAAAGAGTCAAAATATATACAATATTTAGACGCTAATAACCTTTATGGTTGGGCTATGTCTAACCCATTACCTACCTCAAAGTTTGAATGGATGTCTGAGCAAGATATTAAATATTGGGAGGATATACCTTGTATTCTTGAGGTTGATATTGAGTATCCTCAAGAGATACATGATTTACATAATGATTATCCTATGGCACCAGAAAATATTAAAACTGATGGATCTAATGTGAATAAACTTACACCTAATCTTCAAAATAAATATAAGTATGTTATACACCATGTTGCTTTAAAACAATGTATTGAACTTGGGTTAAAAATTACCCATATTCATAGAGGTATAAAGTTCATAGAGAGTCCATGGTTAAAAGAATACATTACACTTAATACTAACCTTAGGACAAAAGCTACCAATAACTTTGAGAAAGATTTCTTCAAGTTAATGAATAATAGTGTGTTTGGAAAGACCATGGAGAATATTGAGAAAAGAGTAGATATTAAGATGGTAACTGACCATAAGAAATTAATAAATTATACTTCACAACCAAACTATGATAGGTGCACAATATTTAGTGAAGATTTTATTGCAGTTCATATGAAGAGAACTAGGTTACATTATGACAAGCCTATTTATTTGGGAATGTCTATTTTAGATCTTAGCAAGACTCTAATGTATGATTTTCACTATAATTATATGAAGAAAAAATATGGTACCAATGCAAAGCTATTATTCACAGATACAGATTCCCTAGCATATGAAATAAAAACAGATGATGTATATTTAGATTTTAAGGATGATATTCAAGCTAGATTTGATACTAGTGATTTCAAGGAAGATCATCCTGCAATAAAGTTAGGATTTAAAAATGGTATAAATAAGAAAGTTATTGGTATGTTTAAGGATGAAGCTGGAGGAAGACAGATTGATGAGTTTGTAGGATTAAGAGCAAAATTATACTCATATACTATTGGAGAATATAATAGTAAGAAATGTAAAGGTGTAAAGAGAGCTGTGGTAGAAAATACCATAACTCATGAAGATTATAAAAAGTGTTTGCTGGAAGGAAAAAATGCTATTAGAACTATGAATGTTTTGAGGTCACATCGACATGAAATGTATGGTGAAGAAATAAACAAATTAGCTCTAAGTTCTAATGATACTAAAAGATATATACTTGAGGATAAGATAAGTACATTATCTTGGGGACATTATAAAATACCAGCGTCAGAAATTACAACTCCAAATGAACCTGAAAAGTAATATATTGTTGTGTAATATTCAAACTAAATATTTAGTTTGAATATTTAAAATAATGATAGACGTAGAAGGTTTAATCCTTGAAGATAAACCATTATCTAACTTTGAACTTTTAGATGCAGCTAAGAGCTTAAAGATACCTAATTTTAGAGGAGTATTTGTTAGGGATGAGCTACCTAAAAATACTAATAAAAAAGAATGTGGAATATTAAATACTGGTGATTCTAGTACTGGTGGGTTCCACTGGATATGCTGGTTAAAAGATGGTGATGAGAAAATAACATTTGACTCTTATGGTTTACCTCCACCTACTGAACTTGTTAGTTATTTAGGTAAACCAGTAAAGTATAATACTGAAAGGTTACAATATGGTGATACTACTTTTTGTGGACATTTATGTCTATATATACTTAAAAAAGTCTTGGAGAAAAGAGGTGGAAAATTAAACGAGAAATATCAGAATGAAATAAATAAACTATGGTAAATAAAAAACATGCCTGTAGACATATTTGGAAAAACTACTGGACCTAGTGGTGGAGTAGTAGATACTAACAGTATTACTATTGGTCAACTTAATGCAGAATTTTTAAGAAGAGATGGTGGAAATACAGCCTTAGCTGATATAGATTTTGCAGGTAATAAGTTACTTAATGTTGCAGTACCTACTCTTGATAGTGATGGTGTAAATAAACTATATGTAGATCAGTTTGATGTACAATTTCTTAAAAAGGATGGAACAACACCTATGACTGGAAATTTAAATATGGATGGAAATTATGTAATAGGTTTAAGTGATCCTATTATTGCACAAGATGCAAGTACTAAAAATTATGTGGATACAAACATAGCAGCAGTTAATTCTGTTTTGTCTGGTATAATTTCAAGCACAACTGTAGCAAGTGTAAATCTAGCTTCAACTAATGTAAACCCTATTCCAACAGCATTAACACCTGTTGTGCTTGTTTTGGACCCTAATGTTATAAATAACCCTAGTGAACCAACTATACTTGATTGTGTTGATGGTGGAATTTACTTTAGAATTTATCAAGCTGGAACTTACTCAATAGGTTATAATGCTTTGTTTTCAAACAGTACAACTACTGATATTACAGTTAATGGATTTTTGAGGGATACAGCTGGTACAGATATAATTACAATTTCTCCTATATTATGTGTTAGAAAACCAAATATGGGAGCACCTAATACAACAACTTCATTTATAATTAATAATCAGTTTACAATTGCAAGTATACCACCTACTCCTGGTTATATTGAACTTAGTATACTTGCACAGGCTTCAGCTGTTGGAGTAAGTTCATTATACAGAGATGGTTATATGGCTTTGAGTATTACACAGGCTGGAACATCATACCTACCATTATCTGGTGGTCAAATGTTAGGTGATATAGATATGAACACAAACGCTATTACTAACCTAAAAGATCCTGCTATTGCTGGGGATGCAGTAAATAAAAGTTATGTGGATAGTAGTCAAGTTATTAAAGATATTGTTTACATAAAGAAATCTGCTTCAGCTTCAGGTAGTGGAAATTTATTAAGTACAGAAACAGAAGTAAGTCCAAATTTTGGAACATACTTTACAAAGATAGTAGGAACAGATGGAGACTATGAAATAACAAATACAAACTTTAGGTATATTTTTACCTTAGATTTTACAGCACCATCTTCTAGTACAGTAACAACTCTTAGGTTTGAAAATGCAACAGCACCATTTAGTATTTATGTTGCTGGAAGTATACCAGCAAATTCTTCTCCATTTAGTAATGAAGTAATAAGATATTCTATGGAAACTGGTACATTTACATTTGTAATATCAGGAAGTCTAGCTTGGAATAACCTTAACGATTTTAACGTTATAGTACAAGTAGTAGATAAAGTTACATTTGGTCCTGTATGACACATCATAACTTTAAATTATTAGGTTAAATTAGTATTACATATTTATAATAAATAAAATATGTAATACATAAAACATGCCGGTTGACATATTTGGTAAAACTACTGGAAGTAATGGTACAACCACTACTGTAACAGGAGAAATAGATATTGCAAAACTTAATGCAGAATTTTTAAGAAGAGATGGTGGAAATTTTGCAACAGGTAATATAGACTTAGACGATAATAAGTTAGTTAATGTAAATTATCCTGTGGATCCTTTTGATGCAGCAAATAGAGATTTTGTAGAGATAGTAGCTGCAGTGGAGAGAGAGTTTACAAAAGAAACTGATGCAGATAATAATATGAGTGCAACACCAACCATGATAGCTAGTAGTACTACGATTGGAGATTATACTTACCAATCATCCTCGAATACAACTACAGAATCATCCTGGAGAGTTTATAGGAACCAAATAGATGGAAGTGGTGGTTGGGTTGGAGCACCTAATGTGCTTACAGGATATAATCAACTTAAATTCCCATTTCCTGTAAGTATGAAAGGACTTTACATTATACCTACAAATGAAGTAGGAAGGGTCATAGATATTTGGCAGATTACAGCAAGTAATAATGAGGTAGACTTTATAGATATTACACCAGCTACTACTCAACCATTACTTGGAGGAGTACTTAGTAAGTTAGAATTTAACAATACAACAAAGTATAAAATATGGAGGTTTAACATACTACAAATTAGTGGATCAATCAACATTGGTATTAATACTATGCAATGGATACCTACTATACCTGATAAATATTTGCTTAGGAATAATGTTTCATATGTACCTAGACAAATAGCAAATGTTAACTATCAAGGTTTCTTTCCATTTGCTAGTTCAGAACTAAACACTAATACTTTAGCTTGTAATGCTTTTAATTGTGATTATGGTACAACCACTTCTGAATGGAGAACTAATGGTGAAACTACAGACTTCACATTAGCTATAGATTGTCCTACTCCTGTTAGAATTTGGAAGGTTGGACTTACAGGATTAAGTACACCAGATCCTAAAATATTATCTTGGCAGATTGAAGGTTTAAATCCTGCTAGTTCTTGGTACACCTTGTATAAATCTGAACCTAGTGAGGTAATAACTAACTTGTATAGAGAAGTAGGTGTAGACTCTGTTGTATCATTTAAGAGTTATAGGTTTAGAGGACTAGGAGCAGATCCACCTAATCCTGGTCTAACAACTTTTAAGCTGTTTGTGTATGATGATAATATTAAACCACCTGCAGT